TCATGGGGCTCCTAGTGTGAGGGTTTGGTGGTACTGGCCTTTGCGGCGGTCGTAGTCGGTGCGGATGGCCTCGACCCGATAGTTCTCCGCGGAGATGCCGCACCGGGCGTCGGTTACGTCGACGACGTCGAGGAGCTGCTGGGCTACGTTGGTGGGGACGACCAGGCTGGCGGCGTATGCCGACAGGGACGCTTGACGCAGGAGGGCGTCGGCCCTCTCCTGGGCCCTGGTCGCGGTCCGGAGGTTGGGGTCGTACACCTGTCCTAGCTCATCGATGGCGAGCTCCAGGAGATCCCAGTCCAGGGCGTCCTCGACGATCCTGGCTCCTTCGTCGTCCTGTCCCAGGGCACGGGAACGGGACAGGGTGACAGCGTGGCCGTAGGTGCCGCTAACGATGACGTGGTCGGTGCCGTATGAATAAGAGGAAGCCTCGTTGGATAGGGGGTTCTTGGTGAAGGCCTCCTGGCCCCGGAATACGAGCTTGTCGGGAACAAAGGACAGGAGGCGCCGGATAGCGGCGTCGCCGCCTGTTCCCGGGTCGAGGGCGAAGTCAGGGTACAGGTTGTTGATGGCGGAGCTCTGGGGTTTGGCCGGCGTGTTGGTCAACCTTATGCCTACCCTGGCCAGGACCTGGTACAGGACCTGCCAGACGGAGCGGGGATCGACATCGTCCTTGTTCCAGCGCATGTGATACCTGGCGGTCCAGCGGTCCATCAATCCCCAGCCGTCTAAGCAATAGAGATTCAGTAGAGATTGATTGAGATTCGTGGAATATTCCCAGGAATCTATCCAGTAGGTGCCGGCGTCCACTGCCTCGTTGCCCTGGGTGGTCTTGTAGCCCAGTTTGAGGACGATCTCGCTGCGGAAGAGAAGGGAAGCGAGCTCACCCTCTCCGGGGGAGGCGTACTTCCCCTTTGAGTTGTCGAGCTCAATCCTGAGAGCTGTCAGCTGAGAGCTATCAGCTGTCAGGGCGACGATATCGCCGGTGAGGTCCAGGGGATCCGCTGCGGGCCTGGCGGCTCTCCACACTCCGGAGGGCGTCTCCATCCACCAGTGGTCGGGGGTGGACGAAATTCGGAATCCGTACGCGGCGGATTCGTCCAGTAGAGGCCTGGGCTCGGTGAAGGTGGTGTCGGACCAGGTCGTGCCCTTTACGCAGTGACAGGTGACCGGCCTGGTGTAGGCGGTCGTGCCGGCAAACTTCTCCACGGCCGCGACTCTGTTAGTCTCATAGGCCTGGGGACTCGCCGGCAGGTGGCAGTCGGGGTACTCGTAGGTGATATCTTCTCCGTCGGGGGCGGTGATGAAGCTGGCCAGGGCCAGGAAGTTGTAATTGTCGTTGAACCTGGTCCGGAAGAGGTCGTGGTGGTTGTAGGGGGAGTCGGACTCCTTGCCGGCTATGACGAGCTCGCACTGATCAAGAGCTGCGTTATAGGTGGCGCCTATGCCACAGGTTGTTAGCCAGATATGATTGCCGTCCGACCAGGTGTGAGGGGTGGTACTTTGGTCCGATGTGTCCAGGGTGATACCGTTGAGCTGGTTGGACCTGAGAGCAAAGCAAACGACGGTGTCTGAGGTACCCCACCAGGCGGCGGCCAGGGAGAGGGCGCCGGCGTAGTCTGTGAGCTCGGCGTTGGTCCAGTCCTGGCCATAGTTATGGGAGTAGTACTTCCGTAATGTGTCGTCGGTCTTTCTATAGAAGATGTAAACCTTCCCTCCGGAGGCCGCTATGGCGCAGGGACCGGCGCAGTCGGTGGCTATCTCCGTCCACTGTGAGTAGTCGGAGCCGGGCCCGGGGTTGGCCACTTTCTGGCGGTAGAGCTTGTTGCCGGCGGCGGCCCGGATGCGGTGCATGGAGCCCTGGCCATCAAAGGCCAGGCCGTGATGGTTGTCGGGTTCGCTGCCCTGGTAAAGTCTAGTATAGTGAAGTCTTTTAATGCCTTGACTATAGTCGTATAGCTTAGCCTCGACGTAGGGGAGGCGGTGTCGTTTCTTCTGAGCTGCTAAGAGAGTGGGGCTGGTGCCGACGATGGTGGCGGCGGCGTGGAGGCTGCCGGTACCTGATAAGGTAGCTTTGGCGATGACAATGTAGACGGCCCTGGCTGAGAGGGAACCTGTCCCTGATAGGGTGGCCGAGCCGGTGACCTCTCCCACTATGACGGCTGCTGCGGCGAGCTCGCCCGTGCCGGCCATGGTGGCTGCTGCCGCACGGGTGACATGGCCAGCGGCGGCCAGGGCGCCTGTTCCTGATAGGGTGCCCTTACCGGACCTGATCCGGCGGGGGGCTGCTGCCAGGCTGCCGGTGCCTGATAGCGTGGCTGAGCCGGTGACCTCTGCGCCGAGTACTGTGCCGGCTGCCAATAGTGAGCCTGTACCTGAAAGCGTGGCTTTGGCGGTTACGACTAGCCGGCCGAGGGCTGACAGAGCACCTGTCCCGGAGAGGGTCGCTGCGCCGTAGTGTGTCTGGCCACCGCCGATGGAATAGGTACAGTAGATAGAGAACATATAGCTTCCGAGGGTTTTAGACCAGGGGTCAGGCGGAGTACCAGTGTAGGTCTTAGACATGTAGGCACCAGCGTACGTCTGGCTCTTGTAGCGAACCTTGTAACCAGCGTTAGCCCAGGATACGATATAGTAGTCTGTTGCTTCTAGTGTGCCTCCCGCTACAATGTCAAGGGTCTGCCAGCCAGTTGGTAGGTCCGTGCCTTCTTCAGTGTAACCAACAAGGGAACTATCAGAGCTTTTGTAGATGGCAAACAGGATTTTCCCGGTCGCAGACGTATCGATGTAGGCCGTTATGCTTTGGGCGGTTCCGGCCTCCGAGCAAGTGAATTTCGTCCCTCTGAGGAAGTTGCTAACATAGAGGGAGCTAGACTCTACATTTTGATTCCCGAAGATTTCCATCTAGCCCTGCCCTGTTGCGGTCCTTGTTGCTTTAGGCGACGGTTACATCAAGAGGTCTCCGACCTCGATCACGAAAGTATCTCCGTTGTTGATTTCCTTGCTGGCGTCCAGGGGAGTCCACATGAGCATGTTGCCCCCGGAGAGGGCGTCAAACAGGGCCAGGTGGGTTACGGTGCCCCAGTCTGCGGTGGCCTGGGGAAAGGTGATCTCAGCGCTGTTAGAGCTGGCGCCTCCCGAGGCAGCCGACAGGGTCACGGCCTGCCTGGCATAGGCGCCTCCGGAGACCTCGGTGCCTCCTCCGGCGTCGCTGGGGGCGCTGGTGAACAGGCCGACGTAGACTGTGGTCGGCGGGGTGTAGCTCTGGTTGCGCAGCATGTGGTCGATGATCTTGTCTTCCATGAAGTCGGTGAATTCAGCCATTGTTTTCCTCCTTTGTTGGACACAAGATGTAGAGGGCGAGGCCGGGGATCGGCGCCGCCGGTGTCAACATGTTGTGTCCGTTTGGTTTCGTTATTGGTCATTACTGTTCATTATTGTTCATCATCTTGCATCAGTTTGCGTCACTTTGGGGCGGTACTTTGATTCCTACGAGGATGTCGACGATTTGGACCATGTCGACGTTGCGGCCGTTGAGCTCATCGGGATAGCGCCTTATGAAGGCCCTCAGGTCTTCGGCGGTTATGTGCCACATGGCGAATCCGTACTGGGAGGGCCGGTGGCCGTGATGGTAGGTGGCCTTCAGAATTCCGGAGTCAATGCGCCTCTGAACCCAGTGGTGGCCCATGCCCAGGATCTCGGAGACTTCCTTCTTTGTAAACCAGCCGTCGTGGGTGCGCCTGTGCAGCCCGATCCGCTTAGCGCGGAGGACCACGGAGTTCAGGCTGCGGTGCATCATGATGGCCACTGTCCTGGCTGCATAGCGGGGCAGGAGTTCACGGAGTTGGTCGTCCTGTTCCGGATTCCACGATTTCCGGTCGGTTATCTTGGCCAGGCCCATAGCATAGACCTGACCACGGACGGCAAATTCCGAAACGCCTAGTCTCTGGCCAATTTCGCGGGCGGACGCGTGAGTGCCCTTGTAGTCTCGCCTGACTATCTCCCTGTCGTCGTCGGTCCATTTATGGCACGTTCTCAAAGCAGCACCGCTTTGATGACACAACATATAGCGAGCCAGACCAGGATCCCCGCGGCCCGGCCGAACATGTAGTAGTGGTACTCCTGGAGGGGGTTGCCGTTGGCCTGGTAGTCCGGGGGCATATCCCAGCGCGGCTTCCAGGGACATACCACCTCGCTGATGCCGATTAGAAAAGCGTGGCCCTCCTGGCCGGATGAGAAGATGCCATCCGGGCCGAAGGTCTTGCGCAGGAATTCCATGAAGGTCATAGCTGGCCTGGCAGTTTGCGCGGCCAAGACTTCAGTATGCGTTGGAGTGCGAGGATCGATTCGACGGCTTCGATCCCTTGCCTGACGGCCTTGGCGCGGGGTGTGCCTGGTTTGACGACGGCGGTGTCGGCTTCGAGTCTGTAGAGTTCGTCGATCGCCTGTTCTGGTCTCATTGGTCCTCCTTCTTCCTTTCCGAGATATGGGTTACAGTCCGTTCAGCGAACCACCAGGTTATGCAGGGGATGGCCAGGGCCAGGAACCATTGAGGGACCGGGGTTCCCTGGACGACGGCCTGGGCGATCACCGCGGCGAAGATGATGGTGACGGCCGGCCGGGCCACGGCCCGGAGGAGGTCCGTAAAGACGGTGACCAGCTCGGGGGCCTTGGGCTTTTCGTTCTCTGCCATTGGTCAATCCCTTTAGGGCACGAGGCTAAAGCCTCGCACTACATAATAGTTGGCATACGGCAACAATTAGATCAAGGCTGCCAGGGTGTCGGGGACCGGCTTGTCCGCGGCCTGGTAATGGTTGGCCAGGTGGCGAGCTGCCTTGATGATGTCCTCGGCCGAGGCGTGTACCCTCTCGCCCCGGTATCCTCCCGGGCTGAGGGCTGCCACTGCCGCCGGCATGCGATCCCAGTCCACCGTCTTCTCGATGTGAAGCCTTCCCTGCAGATGCCGGAAGATGGCCCTGGTGTGGTGCGGTAGCCTCCAGGTGGCAGGGTCCTCCGGGTCTCCGACGATGGCGAAGGCCTCTTTGGGCAGGCGGTCCCTGGTGATTTCCTTCTCGATAGCCTGTTTGATTTTGGTCACCTTCTTGATTGCTCCTTTGAGTTTCTTCTTCATGCGTGCCTCCCTACGGTGTGAACACTGCGACGACGACGGCGTCTTTAGGGTTTCCCCAGGGGATGGCCAGGATGACGCTGCGGCCGGTGATCATCTCTCCGGAGTCGATGTTCCTGGCCACATTAACGTCGTCGAAGTAGGCGGTCAGGGACTGTGCGAGCTGAACCCCGGCCTTGTAGGTCTCGCTATCGAAGTTCTTGAGGATGGCCAGTTCAATCATGCTGGGTAAAGAGCGTCCTCCCGATCACCTTGTTGCTGCGGGAGATGGCTTTGAGTTTATGATCATAACGGCTGAGCCTCTCCCTGGCCCATAGCCTGAAGCTCTGGGTGCCGTACCTGCCGGCCATGTTGGCCCTGTCTACTGTGTAGGCCGAGGCCGACATGGCCAGGTGGCCTGTCGCGCCGAGGACTATAATCTCCTCGTGCTCGGAGGGGATGGTGGACGAGTCTGCGGCCAGGGTATGTATTTTAGTCCACCGTACCCGGGCGTCCGTGCCGTTTCCCGGGTCCTCCATATAGAGGTGACCGGCGTAGCGGTCGAAGTGCTGCATGTACCCGGGGGATTTCCCCAGGGGAAACTCTATCGATAGGAGCTGGAGCAAGCCGGCCAGGCCTGATATGTCGAGCTCGTCGTCTCCGTCGCTGGTGGCGATGTCGTCCTGCTGCTCGATGGGTGCGTGTAGTGAGTATTCCAGGACGGCTCTCTGGATGGCGCCGTCGACCTCGTCGTCCGTCCAGATGTAGGTTGCTTCGACCGTGTCCTTGAGGTCCTCCCGGACCCGGGCTCTCATTTCGACTAGGTTCATCTTTTCACCTCACCTGGGGAGGGGGTTCGACCGGCCCCCTCCCCCCATGCAAAGGTAATAGGAGGTAAGAATGAGGTCAGGTTTGCTGTGCGTCTAGTCTCTCACCCCCGTGAGCATGGCACAGTTGACCAGGGAGAACAGTGCCAGGCTGACGTACCACTTGATCCTGGTACGTGTGCAGTCCTTGGTCTCCAGGGAGCCAAGGCGCTCGACCTGTAGCATCTCCGGGCTGGAGAGGCCGCAGACTGCCCCCTCTCCCATGCGGAAGGCGAAGATGGTGGAGCAGTCCGTGGATGACCCGACGGTGTAGCTGTCTTTCACCCAGTCCGAGATGGCGACGGGTATGCCGTTGAAGTACTCGACCATCTCTCCGAGCTTACCTTCCCCGATCAAGAGGTTGGTGCCGGCTCCCCTGGCCAGGGTCTGTATCTTCCTCCGGGACCGGCGGCTCATAAGCATGAGCTCGGGCTTGCCGCCTTTGACCACGTCAATGAGCTGGTCCAGTTTGGTGAGGCTCAGGGTGGCGCCATTGACGCCCATGGCCAGGTGGTTCCCCAGCCTGCAGGTCCAGGTGACCTGATCGTCGACCACGGTGGCGCCCTCTATGACGGGCCAGGTGGGCTCGGTGGTGCCGTGGGTCTTGGTGTCGCCGGCTACGGCGGTGGCCTCGTAGCGGAACCCGTTCTCCTTGCCGGCCGTAGGGACGACAACGTCTCCGAGGGTCGTCGCGGTGTCGGCCACCCAGGCGGTGCCTTTGAGGGTGGCGTGGAGTCCGTTGAACTGCTTGGCATTGACGCCGGTGTCTCCGTTGATGAAGCAATTCTCGAACTCGTGCCTGAGGGCCTTAGCCTTCTGCTCGATGACGGCCGTCTCCAGGTCCTGGACATTGGAGCGCGTCGACTTGAGGAAGTTGTCCACGTCGGCGTCTCCGCCCAGGATGCACAGGGCTGACGAGCACTGCTCGAAGGCCGGCTCTGAGGTCGTCCAGGTGTCCGTCACGGGGTCGTACCAGGCGACCGTGGGGAGAGTTTTCTCCCGGTTGTACTTCAGGCTGTTGCCCGTGATTTGAATGAAGGGCAGCCTTTCCAGAACGGGGCTGTCCTTGACTACTGTCTCGATGATACCCTTCACCAGGATATC